TTTTGAAAATAACATTAACCTTAACAAACAGAATTAATACAGATTAATACTAACACACAACGTTACAAATCTACAACATTATTTTCCATTAACAAATCATCTGGTACATTTTTTTCCATTAATTTGGCATATATGCTACTTTTTTTTCCAATAATATTGCCTTGAACAAATCTTACCGTATCATTATCATCCATAATTAGATAACCTCCACCCTCGATATTATCATCCATTGAAACTGCTTTTTTCAATCGGTCATCATCTTTAGGCATTAATTTTGCCAACTGCTTTAAAACTGTCTTTTTAGCCATCCATTGCTCTGGGTCTTTTTTGTCATTAAAGAAAAGTTCATTGGGTACTTTTGACATATTAATAATGTTTTGAATTTCATTTTTAAACATCACTTTAAAGATTACTTCATTTTCAATTTTTGCACAAGCGTAGATGCACTTTATGTTTTTTGAGTTCCTAACAGAATGGTGGTTAGGTGTATGCAGTAGCTTTGGCTCTAAACCAAGTTCGTATTCAAAATCATCATCTTCATATACAACTTCACTCCATATCTTCTTAACTTTACTTGACCTCATTAGAAGCGTTAATAGACCTTTATATCCGAGAATAGGCGTTATACTATCCTTGTAAGGAATAAAGAAAAATTCACCTACCATTTGGCTTGGATTTAACCCCATTTCTGCACAATGTAGAATACTAGCAAATAAAGAAGCTGGATTCTTAATAAATGCTTCTTGTAGCTTTGGAGAACGTTTTAATTCGTTAATCACAATTTGTTTGAATTGTGCTGGGGTCATACTTGAACCTTCCAATAGTTCGGTAAGGTTTTTCTTTTCGTACTTTTCAATAGTAGCAGTAAAAGAACCTACTACATCTTTGCTGATAGCGTTTAACATTTTTTTAGTTGTTTAAGTTAAGTATTTCTAATTTTCTGGTTTCTAATGTGTGAATTTCTATTGATACTCTTTCTACTTCTTCTAAAATTCTATAATACTTTTTAGCAAACATATTATTTTTACGAATTTCAAATAATGCAAAGCGTTTTAGATTAGTACGATAATTTTTTAAATCGTAAAGTTCTAAATCAATAGATGATATAAGGTACTCTTGTGGTGTCATTAACAAGTAATTTCATCAATGTTAGGTACTTCTATTTTAAATTTGCACTCATCCTTAATTGGACATTCAAAGCATCTTTTAAGTTCTGGTTTTGCTTTAAATACTTTGTCAATAGGTCTTTGAAGTTCGGTTTTAACCCATTCTACCGAAGATAAATGATTAGCAATTGTAAGTTCATCAACTTTTATTTTAATTAACTTTACATCCATTACTTCTTTAGAAGAAAAAACAAAAAAGTAAAAATCTATATCCTCTGGGTCGCAATCCAACTCTTTAGATAAAAGTATTTTGTATTGTACTGGTTGAATTAATAAATTTTGTTTTTCTGGCAACATATCTAAATTCCAACCATAATCAGACCACCTATCATTAATCAGACCAGAATACTTTGTATCAATAATACATACTCTATCATCCCACTTGGCAACTATATCCATAATACCAGTCATACCATCTTCGGTAACAACTCTACCAGTATCTATAATCTCAATATCGTAATGTTTGATTATTTTTTTAAATAACTCGGCACTTTCAACTGCTCTTTGATAGTCTGCTGATAATGATTCTTTTGCAGTTCCCTTGTAAACTATTTTAGCTTCTGGTGTATGACCATCTCTAGGCAAACAACCAGTAGCCATATACTCAAAAAAGTTTCCTAATTCCATTGCATCGCTTGAAGGAAATTTAATTCCATCAATGTATTTTGCTTTTATTTGAAGTCCACAAGTATCTCCAGAATTATATTCTGCAAATTCTTTTAAAAAAGATTGACTAATGTTTATCATATTAAAATAATGTTGTTTGAGATTGTTGGTTTTTTATTCTTTTTGTTAATACTGAATAATATTTTTTATCTATTTCACTTCCTAAAAAATTCCTTTTCTCTATAATACAAGCTACTGCGGTTGTTCCGCTACCCATAAATGGGTCAAACACTAAATCATATTCTTTGCTTGAATTTGTAATCAAGGTGCGAATTATATTTAAAGGTTTTACGGTTGGGTGGTCAAAATCACTTTTAGAATTATTTTGCAAAAAGTATTTTTTCTTACTTGCATAATCTCCGCCCAAATAAGCACCTTGCTCACGCATAAAAATAATATATTCAGTATCTGATAAATATTTGTTATTAGTTGTAGGTATTGGGTTTAATTTATGATAACAAAGTATATCTGTATTCATATTATTTTCCTTGCCCCAAAGTAATATTTGTAAAACTTGGTCTTTGCTACAAAAAAAATAACAATTAAATTTTTTCATAACCCTTTTGCACTCGTCAAGAATTATGTTTTCAAAACCATCGCTTAATGTTTTTACGCCTTTATGATAATCTCTTTTTTCAACACCAAAGCATCCTCCTTTAGCACCGCTTACAATTTCATAAGGTGGGTCTGCTATAATTAAGTCAATAGATTGATTATCTAATTTACTTAAAGTTTCTAAACAATCCTCGTTATAAACTTTATTAATTTCCATTTTGTTGTTTTTTAAGTTTCTGTATTTCATCGTATTCGGATTGAAGCAACCAACCATCGCTGGTAAATTCTTTTCCAACCCACACAAAATCTTGGTTATGTCTTTTTCTTTTTGATATTCCAATAATCGGAGTTTCTACTCTAATATCTATTAAGTCTTTAGCACTTAATTTAGCGGTAGTGTTTTGTTTTAGTTGTTGCATCATTTTATCGGCAGTTAATCTATCTTCTGCTTCCATTATAACTGGTTTGTCATTTCCAGTAAAATAATACTTGTAAAATCTGATTTTGCTCATAAATGAAAATAATCATTACATTGATAGTTTTGGATATTTATTTGGTAATTAACTTTTTATAACTATTTAATAATTATTTTTGTTATTAAGTTAATATACACTTTATCCATAGTGTTGTTATTAAGTTTCTTGGTTAAAGGGAGGAGTTGTTACCTCCCTTTTTTTTATTCGTATGGCAACGAATCAAATTCATCAATATCATCTATTAATAGAACATCCCCTACAATACAATCACTTGGGTAAATTGCTTCGTTTAAGTGAGCAAGACTGGTTGCTATTTTATTTACTTCAAGATTTTTAAGTTTACCTTCTTCATCAATTAAAATAAAAGTACTACTTTCAAGAATAACAATTTCGGCTGGAGAATTATATTGATAATTGCAAACTAATTGTCTTGCTTCATCAAAACTTTTTATAGTTACTTTTTTTCTGCTACCATCGGTAGTAATAAGGGTTACTGTCATTTTTTTTGGTTTTAGTAGTTTTTTATTTATTCTCTTAAAAAAACCCTAAAAGCTGGGTCTATTCTTTTTTTTCTATTTTTATATTCTGAACCTCTTAAACTTTCATCACCACGTTGCAACTGGGTACGCAAACTTCTTATAGTTTCAAAATTAGTCATCTTGGAACTTGACATCTTTGTAAGAAGGTCATAGGCGTTCATACTATTAATTTGCTCTTTTCCTATTTCGTGGAAGTAGTAGGTAGCTATTAATTTCATATCGCTATCTCTTAATGCTGGATTCGTTTGCAATAGAAATCTAACTTTATCTTTTACCGTTTTAAAGTCGTTAAAATCTTTCATATTAAAAATTTTTTAATTGCTCATTACTTTTTTTTACATCTTTTGTTTTTTCTAATTTACCTTTTTTATCAAATGGTTTATTTTTCCAATGTTCAAACCTTGCGTTTCCAATATTTACATATTCCTCACTTAATTCGCAACCTACATAATCAATAAATCCAGCTTTGTAACCACCAATAACTTCGGATTGAACTCCAGCAAAAGGGTAAATTATTTTTTGTTCATTAGGACTTTTAAACAATTTTAATATTCTATATGATAATGAAATTGGCTTTAAAGTAGGGTGTGTATTAGATAACATTTCTGGTTTTTTTTTATAAGGAACACTCCTATCATCTTGTCCACTATCTCTACCCTCAAATTTTTTAATTTCTAATTCTTCACAACCAACATTTCGTTCACTTTTAGATACTTTAGGTTCGTAAACATATAAATCCATTTCATCATTTTCATAATCGCATTTATGAAGTATTTTAGAGCAACCACTATCTTTAGAATCACTTTGTTCATCAAGTATTTTAGCAACTTCGCTATCACAAAAAGTTTGACTTGGAAATCTACCTTGTAAGTTTTGTTCGTAATCAATTCTTTTTGCATTTGTTACTTGTTCGACACTTATTAAATCAACACCTATAATTTCTTTAGTTAATTTTCTAACATCTTTAAAATCTCTTGTAGAAGTAGGTTTTATAACATCATCAGTTTCAACTCTACCAGCATCAATATTTAAAGCAAAACAACCACAAGTATCATCTCCGTTCTCATAAGCTAATACATCGTGCATACAACTACCAGTTTTATATGGTTTTTGAAATACCATAATAGTTTCGCAAGTTTGTTTTAATGGTGCTATTGAATATTTATATCCTTCATATTTTTTGGCGAGGTCTGTGGCAGGTATTGTAATATTTTGCTCTCCGATAGCAAAATCATTATATCCCTCACCTGAATTACTTGCCTTAAATATTTTTTTGCCTACAACTTTTCTTTCTGCTTTTGCATTTTTATCAATCATTTTGCTTAAATCAGTAGCTTTAGGAAACGAACTAATAAAATACCAGTACATAGATTGTCTAACTTGAAATCCACTCTTAATAGCGTAATATTGAAACATAGGTAGTTGTCTATCCATACCATACATAATACAATACCCTCCGTGCTTTAATGTTCTAAAACTTTCCTCAAACCACTTTTCCCAATATTCCCCAGTAGGCATTTGCCACTTGTTCATAAAATCAGTAGCTTTTTTATAATCATACTTCCCATCTGGTCTAATAATTATCTCACTTCCCAAAGCATAAGGTGGGTCGGAATAATTAATATCAAAAGCATAATCTTTTTGTTCTTTTAGAAATTCTAAACTATCTTTAGTTGTTATCATAGTTACATAAATTTCATAAGTTCTGGGTACTTTTTTTCTAACCTTTCATATTCATAAAAAGCATTTACAAATTGATTAAGTGCAAAATCTAACTTGGTGCTTTTGGAACATTTATCCATATCTTCAACACTAAATTCTTTTGCCAAATCATCATTAAAATCAAAATCATCTTCTCTATCTCCAAAAGTAATTACACTTTGAAGTGATGACAAGACAGTAGCTTTCATATCTAGTTCATTATGGTTAAATAAAGATGGTCTTGCTTTGCCTAATAAAATTCCAGTAAATACTAAATTATCAATTGGATTATCCATTATGTCAAGTGAATCTTTTGCAACATCACTTGGAACATCATCTAATTTAGATATTCCAATTAATATATCTTCTACCATTTTGTCTGCTAAATCTTTAGGGATGCGTTTCATAGTCTTTTTACTTTATAAATAAAAGGTTGATTTGTTGTTCCATTGTTTACTTGCAAAATAGCACTATAAATTTCTCGCATTTTTTGTCGGCTATCTGCAACTGCAATTCCATTAAAGTACCAATTAAATACTTCATTTGTAATAACTCCAAACTTGTAGAAGTTACCACTTGGTATTTTATTGTACTGCGTAAGTTCATTAAGAATATTAATATCCATTCCTAACTCTTGGAAACTAGACATTTGATACTTCTTTTTGTTCTCAAATTCCGTAAAAGGTGTTGTCTTTAAATTCATTGTTCTTGGTTTAATAATACAAATATAATAAAAAATATTATATAAAATAAAAATATTATATAAAATAATAAATTATATAATTAAAAATTATTAGTTAAATAAGTTGTTTAAATAGCATCTCCCTTTCTTCAAAGTAATTATGCACGATTGTTCTGTTTTCTGGTGTATCTCGGTAGTAAATGCAGTCAGTTTTCCAACTTTCAAAATCGTTTCCTAGTAATTGTGATAACTCATACATCATATAATAACAAGAATAACGAATATCAACATAAACTTTTTGTAAAGTTTCATCAGATTTTTTTACTACTAATTGTTCTACAAATTCACCATTAACATATCTATCAAACTTTTTACCTCTACCTAATACTGAAAGCGAAGCAAGTCTAATAGCTTTGCCAGAAGAAGGCAAACCTTTGGTGTATGTTTTTTTAGTAATGTAACCTTTAACGTATGCAATTCTCCAAAATGCGTGGTCTAAATCAGTAGCAGTAAGCATACCAATTTCATCATTATATTTATAGTTATATTCAGCAGTATTTACTTTTGGGGGAATATCTATATATGGATTAATTTTAAGAAAATTAGAAACATCAATCAATACCATATTAAATAGGCAAAGCAATTTGTTATCAAAATTCTTATTGGCAGTTGAAAATACATTGTGAACGTTATCAAAAATAAGTTCGTTACATTCGCTACCAAACCTTATAAGGAAGTTACCTTTTCCTTTTACCAGTTTGTTATAAAATCTATCTACTTTTGTTTTTGAATATAATCTTTTAAGTTTCTGTTCTTGGTTATCCATATTTTAAATTTTGCCACCTAATTTTAATTTAGCTTTTAATTCTTTTACATTCGCTTGGAACAACTCTTTGCTAATTAGTTTTTTAGCATAAAGATTTTCTAAATTTTTTAAAGTATCTTCAATTTCTTTCCTTTCGGCTTCATCTCTACCTTCAATTTTTTCTGGTCGCTTTCTTTCAGCAGATTTTTTTTTGGCTATTCGTAAATCAATTATCTCTTGGCGTTTGCTTACCTTTTTTTCCCTTTCCTTTCTTAATTTAGCTGGTAAATCTTCTTCTGTTACAACTTTTAATACTTCATCCATAGAAGTTTCAGTATCTAAAGGAGAACCCATTAAAGTAGCTAATACATAATAAGAACAAGGTTTACCATCATCTTTTTTGTTAGGAGCAACTAATATTTTAAAAATTATATTTTCATCAGATGAAAAACCAGCTCTACGCATATCTTCAACTGTTTCGTTTAAATTCATTATTTCAGATTTTTTTACTACTCCAGTATCAATAATGCTCCCAATAGCAACTCGCATATTAAGGTCATTATCAAAAAAAGCTACTTGGTCTTGCAACATCCACCAGTTAATATCTTTTAAATCCTTTGTAGGAATATTAAAAGGGTCAAAACAAACAGTAGGCGTAGGCGTTGGTAATGGTGTTGATACTGATATTGGTGTAGCATCTAACTTTGAAACGATAACCACATCAACTTCTGTTACTTTAATTGAATTTAAAGGTTTACCTTTATACAACTGAAATAAATTAGCAGAAGTCCACTTTTGAGCTTCTTGCCAACTCCAACCTAATTTTCGCTTTTTTGATAGCTTGTAAACACGCTTTGCTAGAATCCCAAAAATCCTTAATGAATAATTTTTTTTCATTGGTATTACCCTTGATATTTTCTATACTTTTTTATAGTCGATAACGATAGTCCAAATTGTTCACTTGCTTTTGCACTTGTATTAGTTTGGCAAAATTCAGCTATTTGTGTTTTAAGTTCGTTGGTTAAAGGGTGTACTTTCATTCCAGTGTCGGTCATATCGTTATCTTTACAATGATAATTAATAGTACCTCTAGAACATTCTAATTCTTTTTGGATAGCACGATAGGATTTACCTTCTGCTCTTAAAGTCAATACTTTGTTTTTTAATCCTCTTGGCTTTGCCATAGTTATTTGTTTTTAAGGTTATTGGTACAAATTTATAATTTATAGGTAAAAAAAAGAGCTATCGCCCTTAATTTTACAATAAAATGTTGTTATTCTTATGCTAATCGTTCACCAGTATCAGTACTACTAAATGGATTTACATTTGCTATTGCAGTATTTACATCTGCAAATGGATTTTTAACTGAATAGTCAGTAGGTTTAAAAGTTATTGGTGCAAACTTCTTACCAAGCAATGAAGTAAAAGGATTTACTCTTGTTGCTGGTGTAGGCGTTGTGTCTATAACTCCATCATCTGTTGCATTTTCTACAACACTTGGTTTTTTGTTTGATATAGTAGAATATACAAAGTAACCTAAAGAGCCAACCAAAAAAGCTACTCCTCCGTAAATTAAATATTTTTTATTTTCTGGTGTCATTTTCTTACAGTTAAATAATTATTTGTAAATATACTAATTAGTACCAAAACTTATTACATAAAAGCATAAAATAATTTGAACAAAGATAAAAAAAAAATTTCAATTTACAAATGTTAGTGATAATACAACCCTTTTTCAAATAGATTTTTAGTTTCTAAAAAACGTTGATTTTGCATCTTATTATTATTCCAATTTACCCTTTCAGTATCTCCAATATATTTTGAATTAATTTTATGAAATGCAATATTTACATTATGCACTTTATTCTCCAACCAATCCATAACTTGTGCTTCTGATTTTAGTTTAAAAATTTTATACCCTTTTGGGATAGCAACTGACTGAACTTCAATACCTAAAATACTTTGTTGCTTAATCAATTTTTCTTCTGGGGTCAATTCATTCATTAATTTAACAAATTCCATAATTATTTAATTCTAGTTATTACTCTATCTTTAGTTTTAAAATCTTTTTCTGGCATTAGTTTTTTTGCTTTACAAAACATTACATCAAAACTGCGTTCTACAAAATAATCGCAATAACCCCAATGTAAAATTATAAACGCTTTTTTGTCAAATTGTTGCCCAACCTCTAAAGGTTCAAGTGCTTCTGCTACTTTTTTTACCATTGATACCATAATTATTCTTCTAAAAATTTAATTCCATTTTTTTTCATAAATATATCTAATTCATCTTGACTTAATATTCCAAAACCTCGTGCTGATTTAATTTCACTCCTTTTGACTTTTCTTAAATCTTTTGGATAATCTATTTCCATCACTTTTAAGCAATTTAATAATCTAACGGACAAATTAAAATTACTAAATTTAATATCTTCATTTATTTTTGAAATTAATAAATTATCTTTTTTAATTTTATCGTTAATAGCTTGTGCAATAAAATTTCCTAATTCATCTTGAAAATCCTCTGCTTTTTTGACACCTTCGTTTTCCTCAATTTCAGTTCTATAACCATAAACTACTCCAATAATATCACGAGTACCATCTGGTCGGTTTGCCCACAAATAAGTTCCCAAATCATCCCCTTGATAAGATGCACTACCTAAAAAATTTACAATTTCTTTTTTCATTTTTTACTTCCAATTTTAATTAAATAATACCATAACCAAATCATTTTTGGTCTTATAAACTCGTAACCTATCCACAATAAAATAAAATTCATACTATATTTTTTTAATTAAGTTAGCTATATTTTGCCAATCATCTACACTTGCAGTTAATTTGTTTTTATACAATAATCTTAAAGCATCCATAGTATCAGCAACTCTTTGTTTTTTAGTATTGGTCGGCAAATCCGATTTAATAGGTAATTTGTCTGTTAATTCCCATTCAATAACAACTCTACCAGTAATATTACATTTTCTTTCATTCATCTCGTAAACCACACCCAAATCCCTCAATTGAGATAATAGTTTCCAAGCGTGTTTTACTTTAATTCCATTGAGATAATTTTTATCAATGTAGTCTTGTAATTCACCAGCAGTACAAGGTGAACAATGTAACATAGCGTAATGCGTTGCTAATCTTAATTTTGATAGTAACCCTTGTGCTTTAATTTGATTGTAACAATCAATTGAGGTTTGTCTTATAGCCATTTTTTTTTTTTAATTGTGTGTTTAAAATTTTAAGTAGTTCATTGGTACAAATCTAATAATAGTTTTTGGTTTAAGTTTATTTAATATGTTAAATTTTTCATAATTTTTTTATTAATTGCTTTTTGTATATATTTGTAAAAATTTTAAATTTATTTATTATGATTAGAACAGAATCAAAAGTAGCGATATATCAATTAACACAACCGTACATTAAAGATGTTTGCGTAGTAATGGGAGCAAATGGATGTGTAAAATTTAATAAACAAACATTTAAAGCTGGTAGTTTGTTAAGTGCAAGTCCAGATAACACAATAAATATTGATGATACAAAAACAATTTACGTTAGAGGTACAGCAGATGGTGGTAATCAAACAGAAATTCCTTTGTCAATTTTAAAAAAATTAGGAGAAAATCTTACTTTTCAAGAAGCTAATAAATTAACATCAGAAATAAATAACAAAAAAACTATAAAAAATTTATACAATGATTCTAAAAATACTATTACTATCGTTTTGGTTGTTGTAGCAGTATTAGGTTTGTTGAAATGGAAAAAAGTTATTTAAACCACAATTCAAATTAATTGATGAAAGACTACTCGAAAGGGTAGTTTTTTTATCCCCCCACTTATTCCCAAGTTATTCCCACGAAAAAAAAAGTTATTCCCACGAAGTTCCCAAATAAAAATGTAACTCATTCATTACCAGCACCAAAAGTTCCAAGTTTTTCCCACGAAAAAAAAAGTTTTTCCCACGAAATTCCCACACCAGTAACAAATCTTTTCTAAATTTGTTACAGAAAATCAACTTGTAGGTTTACTTTTCTAAACAAAAATGTTTACTTTCCCTACTTAATCCCAAAACGCTTGATTTAAGCAACGATAATTTATTTTACCTCCCAGAGGTTAGAAAAGATAAAACGATTAATTCTACCCCCATAGATTTTATTGCAGTAGGTATTTAGAAAAAATTTATTACATTTGCAATTGTTAGCATCATAAGAAACCATCAGCACCCATAGTTTGTTTTAGTAGTTCATTACAATCTTACCTCAACGCTGGTGGTTTTTTTATTCCTTGACTTCAAATAAGGCGATTTGCGACACTATTTTTATTTCAGTAGTATAAGATTATACCGAAACCGATTTATATAAAGCACAACGAGGTTTTTATAGGTAGGAAGTATATCAGTATATATTATGGCAGTACGTTTATCGAGATGCATCTCTCTTGGAGCAGTTTCTCCCCTTCTCTTTTTTTTTCTCCTAAAATTCTTTTTAATATTTATCTTAACTTTTCTTTAACATTTCCAGTATGTTGTTGGGGGGGGG